CCCAAAAACAGATAAAGCCTCTATACACCTCGCTCACAGCGTACAATGGGAACCTATTGAGAATTCCTTGATTTTTTTCCCATCTTGGTTACAACATGAAGTACAAACAAATAATTCTAATGAGGACAGAGTTATTATTAGTTTTAATATAAATTGGAGAAAAGAAGATGCCGATAGTTGAACCTGCTGAATTATTAGGTCATATTACGACTGAAGATGGAAGAAAAATTCCGCATTATAAAGTAAAAACTGAAACAACAATTACTCATGTAGACACGGGTGCAGAGTATGAATCAGAAGCTGCAGCTCAAGCTGATGTTGATAATCCAGGGACATCTACAACAGCCGAAAAAATAAGAAGAGACGTAAAAGTATTTGCTCCTTCTTTAGCAGACATGTTAGGTGAAACGCCTGAATAATTAGGCGCTACAAGCTTCACATTCCATTTCAGAGTCTAACCCAGTTACCATAACGGTAGCATCGGAGTTATGTGGCTTACCTTGAATTGTATGTATATGAGGACCTTTTTTGTGTTCTAATAATTCTTTCTGTAATCTTTCGTTTTCTCTTTCCACTGCTAATAAACGTTCGTGGTATCTGCTCACCTTATCAGCAAGGGTAGCTATAGCCTTCAATACTTCTTGATTTTCCATAATATCTCCTTGATTTGTAATTTTTGGGTGAGATCTAATTTAAACACGTCTGTCATTATTATCAAGTAATCTTTTTATAATTGTTTTCTTGACAACAAATTCATGGTATGAAAGGAGCAGGGAAAAGAATGAATTTTTACAATTTATCTAGTAGTATTATTGCTTGTGAAGATTATTTACCTAAAGGTTTAATAGAAAATCTTTACACGGATTTTTTAAATAGTAGAGGTAGATTTGATACACCAAATTGGACTCATAGAAGCACTAAACAAAACCATACAGTTGAAGGAAAAGCACATAACGTTGACTGCGAAGCTTTAGATTATTGGATTCATTTTAAAGATAATACAGAACATGATGCAAATATAAAAAAATTAATTAATTGGTTTTTACACCAAGGTTTTTCTTCTTACGTAGAAAAAAATGGTTGTCCTATGTATAATTTTATAACTCTTCAAGGTATAAGAACAAGAGATTTAGCATGGGATACTCACGTAATATCTTATAATAATGACGGTTATTATAATTGGCACACTGATTGTTCTAAAAATAATTTATTTACATTTAATTTAATTTTAAACAAAAGTGATAGATTAAATGGAGGTAATATGATGTTTATGGAAAATGGAAAAATTATTGAAGTTAAAAATAAAAATAATTTTATGGTAGTTTTTCCATCCTATATACCTCATGCAATTACTCCTTTACACTCTAATGATAATAAAGATGTTGCTTTTTTAGAACAAAGATTCAGTATTCAATTTTGGGTAAGATGGAAGCAAGAGGACGATGAGTAATTTACCAGCAGCCACATCAATGTTTGGAAGAGTGGTTAAAAGATATGATATGCCTTTGGATGCTATAGATGATTTAAACAATAAATATGAAGAACAGAAAAAACAATTAGGTTCTTTTGGTCCAAGATTAGCAGGTAGACTTGATTCAGAATTAGAATTTACACATTTAATTGGTGAAACTAAAATAGCTAAAAATATAGTGGATTGCATGAATGATTACATTGAAACATTAGATAAAATTAATTTGTTTAAAGGTACAAAAGAATTAGAAATTTTAAGTTGTTGGATAAATGATATGAAAGAAGGAGAATATAATCCCCCTCATACTCATCATGATAACACTGGTTGGTCTACCGTTTTGTTTTTAAAAGTTCCAGAATTTATAAATGATGCGAAAGATCCTCATAAATTTAAAGATGGTCAATTGGGTTTTACTGATGTTAATGGTACAAACATGACGTGGATGGAACCTGAAGTAGGACATTTTTATATTTTTGAAGCTAGGCATCAACACTGTGTTATGCCATTTAAAACAAAAATAAAAGGAGAAGTTAGAAGATCAATGTCTTTTAATTTTATACAAAAACATGAATAAAAAAATTACATTTTGTGCAACTAATAGAGATATGCTTGATGTATGGCCACATCCTAAACCAGCTTCAAGATTTATTCCCGATGACTATAAAAAATTAGAACGACTCACTAATAATAATATTCACACTCCAACTATTAAAACATGTATACCTTTTTTAGATTCAATGACTGCTGGCTATATCATACCTTTTGATCAAGAATATGTTATTGATCCAGTAGAAAATGATTTCAGTATTAGCCCAGCAAACAGAGAACCAAGAGATTCTAGTTATCATGAAAATTGGCAATTACCTCCTGCATGGAAAAATTTAGCAGGGAAAAATGCAGGTAAGTTTCACAATAAATGGTTAATTAAAACACCGCCAGGGTATAGCTGTTTATTTATAAAACCCATGAATAGAATAGAAGAAAGATTTAGTGTTATATCAGGTATTGTAGATACAGATACTTATATTAATCTTATAAATTTTCCTTTTATTCTACATAAAAGAGATAAACAGTTTTTAATTAAAAAAGGAGAACCTATGGTTCAAGTAATTCCTTTTAAACGAGAATCATGGAAAATGTGGGCGGGCTTTTACCATGAAAAATTACACTCCAAAACTATGAATTTGTTACAAAGCAAATGGCTTGATAGATACAAAACTATGTTTTGGAATAAAAAAAGTTTTAAATAATGCATGTAATTGCAAACATTGATGATTGTGCAATTTCAATTGGAGAATTTTTAGATAGAGAATATTTTCAAAAAATATCAAATTTTAATTTTTCTAATTTAGATTTAAAAAATTCTCACGAAGATTGGGATAAAAATTTATTTAAACAAGACAATAAAATAACAATGAACAAAGTTATTCAAACAAAATCTAATATTCTTGAATATGAAAAAGGTGAATTAAAAAAATGTATAGATCCATTATTTGAAAAATTAATACAGATATTAAAAGATTGTCCTTTTATACCTTATCAATTTAATTCTTTAATCAATTTTAATTATTACGAATATGATAAGTTCTCAGGCATTAATTGGCATGATGATGGCAACTACACTTTAAATTATTCTTTTTATATTCACGATTCTTGGAATAATAATTGGGGTGGTGAAACTTTAATTGATACAGGAAGAGGATTACCTTTGGCAACCTATCCTTATCCTAATTCATTATTAGCTGTTAAAAATAATATACAGCATAAAGTGTGCCCTGTAACAGGACCTGTTAAAAGAAAAGTTTTACAGATTAGAGGTATTTTTTTATGAGTAATTGGAATCGTAATCTATCCAAGTTTTCCCTGCAGCATTATTTGTGCCATTAGCTTGATCATCAGCAATTACTCCATCCCAAGTTGCTTGAGCTTCTTCAATTTGACCTTTTCTTATTTCTGCCCAAGTAAGTAAAGCAGCTATTGTTGTTGATCCAACAGCGTCACTTGTAGCATTTAAATTAGTATTTCCTGTCATTGCTCCAGTAGAAGCATTTTTGTTTTGTATTTCATTTTGACCAGGTAAATTGTTCCAAATAACACAATGAATTGTATTTGGACACCAAGCGTCTACCCAATTTTTACCTTTGTCTGCCCAATCAATATGAAAAGAATTATCTACGAGTATGTTGTCTTTGTTAATAATTACTATTTCTGTTGCCATCAATATCTCCTAATGCTTTATAATATAGTTAACCACCACAAAAGGTGAAAATGAATTTGTACCTGCTGCTGTAACAGATCCAGTTAAACTTGTTGTAATATTACCCGTTAATGTTCCCGATAAAGTATGCGAGTGATTGTGACCAGTACCTGATCCAGCGTTTGTAATAAGTTGTGAATTGTATGTAGTACATTGTTTTCTTCCTTGGTTTGGATTGGGGTTGCTACCAACACCACAAACACATACAACTGAGTATGAAGGATTTTGACCGTTTGAATTCTGAAATATAGGACTACCACACATTGTATGAACGTGACTTGCTAATTGTGCAGTTGTTAAAGACGTATTATCAATACTTCCTGTTATAGTCACAGATTGGTTTGTAGCATTTGTTGCCGCTTGGTTATTAGTTACAGAAACTGAGACTGTATTTGCACCACCTGTACCAGCTAAGTTATAAGTGTTACCATCATAACCTTGTGGCATTTTACCTTGTAATTGAGGAACGTTAAAAGTTGTTGATCCGTCACCAGATCCATACGTTGTAGAAATTACAGCAAATAAATCTGCATAAGTTGATCTTGATACAGCACCTCCATTGCATAGTAAGTATCCATCTGGAGCTGTTGTTTTTGTCCAAGGCTTAATAGCCCCTACTTCACTTCTGTTTACTATATCTTGTAAGTTAGCCATTAGTCGTTATATTTCAACCTCCATCCATTGTCTGCATTTACATATACCAGAGCAATGCCCGCACCAGAAGTGCTAATTGTTAAATCTGACGTAGCTCCTTGTATCTTTTGAGAGTTACGACCTACTGTACAATTGTTTGTACCAAAAGTTCCTTCGGCGTC